ATATGACTTTGCCAACCGTCAAAATGAAACAATGGTGGTCCGTGCGCCTACGCCACGGATCGCTATTGATATCGCTACATGGCGGTTCGGCAAAGGCATTCCAGATAAAATAAGTTTTATTGAAGAAAAGTGATTGTAGGGGTTGACATTATTTCTTTTTAATTATATAATGTATATATGATGAGAAAACAGACAGTGAAAGAGAGTTTGACATGAGCCGTGATTATTTTTCGATTGGTTATGATTCCGAGTTTCAGTTTCGCAAAGCAACCGTTCAGAAGTTTCAGCCTGATACGATGCTGAACGACATGGCAATGCCTTGCGATACTTGCTCACTTGCTGATAGTTGTGAAGCAAATATTACTGAGTGCACCGCATTCCGTACTTGGACTTCTACTGGTAAGTATGCTGAGTCCGATGTTAAACGTCTGGTCCGAGGTGCGAAATGACAAAATACAATAAAGATGCTGTTGAAAAAGCGATTAAAAAAGACCCTCGCATCAAGGGCAAAGAAGCAAAAATGATTCATGCTCTTCTCAAGGGGCGATCTAAATGAGCGCCTACACGTTGGATAACTGCAAAGTCTACTCGTATGCCAAACCTAACACCAAAGAAGTTACAGTGCAGGAACTTTTGGCTAGCGTTGGCATTGACGCTAGTGTACTGTTAGGTGAAGAGAAATCTCAGATGCGTGTTGTTGCATAAGAATTAAAATCCTCTTCCAGAGAAAGGTTGCGTAATGCAGCCTTTTTTTGTAACTTGGAATCCACATAAATACTATAACTAGTTAAGGATATCCAAAATGCGCATTTCCATGTGGAGAGACGGTGCTCATAGTGCTGATTTTAAATTTTTTGATCGTAACATCAAAGAACAATTTACTGTGGGCGGGACTGGCATATCAGTACACAAATATCTAGGAATCTTAGACCAAGGCCCTAGCAATGATCTCAGCCAACCGCAGGCAGCACAGGATGATCCTCTAGCTATCCAGGACTTCTTGTTCTTAGAGAACAGAGATCGCAAATACGAGCAAGACGTATATAGCATGCGTGGCATCTATAGTGTTGCTGACACAGACTTTGATTTAAGCCAATTTGGTTTATTCTTACAAAACGACACCTTGTTTATCACATTCCATCTTGCAGACATGGATCGCATTTTAGGTCGCAGATTAATGAGCGGTGACGTTCTTGAACTGCCGCATCTTAAAGATTATAATAGTTTAGACACAAGTTTAGAAGTTGCTCTTAAACGCTACTATGTGGTGCAAGAAGGCACTAGGCCCACAGAAGGGTATAGTCCCACCTGGTGGCCGCATCTATGGCGTGTTAAGTGTACACCACTGGTAGATAGCCAGGAGTACCAGGATATCCTTAATAAGATACAAATTAACGAGAACACTGGCGAAAGTACAGGCAACACACTTAAAGATCTTCTTAGCACATATTCCAAAGAGCTCGAGATTACCAACAAGATTGTCCAACAAGCAGAAGTAGAAGTTCCCAAGAGTGGTTATGATACCAGCAAGTACTATGTAGTTCCAGCAGACGAAACTGGTCAGCCCATGGATCCAACAGGATATACCGCTGATGTTTCTAGCCAATCTGCCGACTCTGCTCTTATTAGTGCTGACAGTACTCGAATTTCTCCTGAAAACTCCAATGCATACAGTGGCTATTTGGTTGGAGACGGGCTTGCACCAAACGGAGAATACGTATCCATGGGTACTAGTTTCCCTGGAACGGCAGTAGAAGGTGATTATGTGCTGAGATTAGACTTTTTACCAAACAGATTATTCCGCTTTAATGGCACACGCTGGACCAAGGTTGAAGACAACGTTAGAAGTAATCCAACACATGGTGAGAGCACCAGCCTCAAGTCAGGGTTTATTAACAACACTGCAACAACTACACAGGATGATAACACTGTGATATCACAGCGTCAAGCATTAAGCAAGGCGCTTGAAATTCAGGAAGATAGTTAATGGCACAATCCTTCTTTTACGACAGTCAAGTACGCAGGTTCTTGTTACAGTTTATTCGTGCATTTTCAAACTTCCAAGTTGAGTTTGGCAAGGACAGGGATGGAAATGTTACACTACAAACTGTTCCTGTAAAATACGGCGATGCTACACGCATGGTTAGTAGTATTATCAAAGATAACAGTGAGAACAAGATTACTCCAACGCCAATGATCAGTTGTTATATCAACGCTATGGAGTATATGCCAGAACGTCGACAAGATCCTACATTTGTAGACAAGCGTCACATTCGTATGAGAAAGTTTGACGAGAACACTGGAGAGTATACCACACAACAGGGTAATGCATTTACTGTTGAAAGATTGATGCCTGTGCCATATAACTTGACATTAAATGTGGACATATGGACCAGCAACACTACACAGAAATTACAGTTGTTAGAACAGATTTTAGTTTTGTTTAACCCTACTTTTGAAATACAGAGCACCGACAATTATCTAGACTGGGGAAGCCTCAGTTATATTGAACTAACTGGAACATCTTGGAGTAGTAGATCAGTTCCAGTAGGTCCTGATGATCAGATTGATATTGCTACTTTAACATTTAATGTTCCAATTTGGATTTCACCGCCTGCTAAGGTAAAGAAACTGGGTGTTGTTAATAAAATTATTGCTAGCATTTATGATGAAAGTGGAGACCTTGATGACCGTGCAATTGACAACAATTTGTTAATGGGCACTAGACTAAAATTTACTCCCATGAACTACGGAATACTATTACTGGGCAACACATTGACAATTTTGGAACGTCAAGAATCAGTAACCAATAAAATAGACCCAACAAGTATTGAGAACGACCCACCAGTTAAAATTGGTGTTGACGATGTTACGTGGAGAGCAGTGATTAACCAATATGGAGAGTTGCAAGCTGGTATAAGTCAGGTTAGGATTGACTTTGGAACAGGCGAGATTGTAGGCACTGTGGCCCACCATCCAACAGACGATACAAAACTCCTGTTTACTGTTGATACTGATACTATACCCACAAACGATTTAGACCCTGTTTTAAAGGTTATTAACCCCCTGAAGGTAGGACCAGATGCAGGGCTTGCTACTGCCGCAGTTGGACAGAGATACTTAATTCTTAGAGGAATTGGTGCTGATGGTAACACAGATGGTCCAGATGCTTGGAAAGACACTACTGGTAATGATTTTACTGCTGGCGCAAATGACATCATTGAGTATGATGGAATAAGATGGAATGTATCATTTGATAGTAGCACAGACACAGGCATTCATTATACAACTAATACCAACACTGGAATACAATACAAGTGGACCGGCGAGGCTTGGGTTAAGAGTTACGAAGGTGAATACAAGGCCGGAGAATGGCAATTAGTAATTTAAAACAGAGTGCTGGTGCTGTTTTTTTCGCCAAGTCTACACAGAGATTTTTATTCTTATTAAGGGATGATACCAGTTTTAAAAACACCTGGGCGTTTGTTGGTGGAAAAATAGGCGCTGGTGAAAGAACAATAGACGGTCTATATAGAGAAATATCTGAAGAGATTGGATCAGTACCTGATATAGAAAAACTAATACCCATTGACCAATTTACTAACACTAAAAAAGGCTTTGAATACCACACCTTTATTGCTGTTGTTGAGGATGAATTTATACCCAAATTAAATCAGGAACACAAAGGCTATGCTTGGACTAAGTTGCAAGGATGGCCTGAGCCATTGCATCCTGGTGTTTTCTCCACAGTAAAAACATATGAAATTGCTGATAAGATCGCTACAGTAGTAGCTTTATTTCGCAGTAGCACCTAGTTGGGCCAGTGATACATATTCACCATAGCCAATCTGATTATAGTTCTTAAGCCATTTCCAATTCTCTGGGATTTCTAATCCCTTGTGTTGAACAACCCTAAAAAAGTTAACATCGTCGTACACTGTCATAATTTCAGTTAATTGATTTTCTATTTTAGAGTTCAGTGTTGTTACACTTTCTGGCAAAGGCCCGTATGCATTAGTAGATTTTGGATATATATGTGTATCGTTTACTTCATAAAAATCAAATCCCAGCATATAGACATCAGTGTGTCCATCAGCACATGCTAGGTTAAGAGCCAGCGGGCCTGCAAAGAATCCACTAGGAATTTGTGGGTAAAGATGAAACATTCCAGGATACCTGGAAATGTTTTTTGGGTTACTGTAAACGATGTTTTCTTCACAATAATCAGTTTTTTCTAAGTTACGACACAAGTCTACATGCATGCATATCAAAAAGGTAGGATCGAATTCTGTATAAAGAGAATTACAGCCATAACTTTGTCCTACACTTTCTGCTCCGTTAGCACCGCCGTGCTGCCCATGAAGCAATCTTAAATCAAACTTTTTTCTGCTTCGGCCATTACCAATAACATGCGCTACACCAATGTCCGACTCATCTTGAACAATCGTTTTAGGTACCCAGGTTTGATTATTTGATTTTTTACCCTGTTTCCAACTAATATTTTCTGAAAGCATTTCGCCTTCATAGTCTCGGGTATAAAACTTAGATATCATTACTTGGCGCCGATGACTACTTCAATTACTTCAACACCACGACTGTCTTTGTCTTCAAGACTCTTTCCAATAATAGATCCAGCAGGCGGACTACTTTCTTCACGCCATGCTTCTGCAACACCAGGCTCAGTACTAGCAATCATTAAGTCTCCTTTGCGTACAAATCCAGAAACTTTAGTAGGAACACGACCTAATAACCCAACAGCAGGGTTCATTTCGTCAGTCTGATCTTCTTGTCTGTGTGGACTATTCATAATAAGATATGGTTCTGTAGAAACTACTCCAAGTACTCGTCTATCCATCTTCTGAGTTGATTGCGTAATTTCATTTTCGCCACCAATAATAACCACTGTTCCTGGTTCATAAACCGCATCAGCCTGATATCTTTCTGCAACGTCAGCATATTTTGCCGAGCGGGATGTTACTTCAAATCCACCTTGTAAAGCGATAATAGCATCTCTAACTTGATCTGTCAAAACAACCTCCATTTAAGTATTTACTTTCTCAACCAGTTTTTTTGCCCCGGCGATAGCTAATCCAATTGTTACCGGGTCCATGATTAGTCAGGCTCAACGGGCCAGACAACATCGCTCGGACTTGAATACGTCTCTGGAATGTCGCGCAAGGATTGACGGTAATCCCGCCACTCATTTGACATGACAGGCACGTCAGACATCGCTCGCCAATCCGACGCTGCAAGCAGATTGTTTCGAGTTTCTCGAATATCTGACCATGTTAAATCTGGATATTGATACTTTACGACGGCACCGTTTTCGTAAGTGTCTTGTTCCGTTGTATCATCAGCAACCTCGACCCATTGAAGATCAGGATGAACTTCGAACTGATTTGCTTCCGTTGCAACAAACTCACAAATACGAGTGCCTTGAATAAGAGCGTGTTTCATTATGCGTACTCCTCAACGATTACTATACCGCCAGCACCAGCACCGCCAGCTTGCGACCCGGAGGTGGATGCCCCGCCGCCGCCGTAGTTTCCTCCAGCGCCACCTGTTGCGCTTGCAGCAAGGCCGCCTCCAAGTCCACCACCACCAAGGATCGAAGAACCGCCCGTTGCACCAGATTGATTGTCATTAGTCTGAACGCCATCACCAGCTTGACCAATAATGTTAATGTCGCCGCCAGAGCCTGCACCACCAGCACCTCCGGCACGAGTGCCACTGCCCTCGGCAGAACCGCCACCGCCGCCTGTAGCAGAGCAGAACGAACCAAACGATGAAGTGCTTCCGGCACTACCAGCACTATTTGACCCGCCAGCAGCACCGCCAGCGCCAATAGTCACTGTTTCACTAGAAGTTCCAGTAACATCAATAAATTCAATGGCGGCACCACCGCCACCACCGCCGCCGCCTGTGCGGTAGGACGAGTTACCGCCAGCACCGCCACCGCCACCGCCAACAACGGTGACTTTAACTTTTGTAATGCCTGCGGGTTTTGTCCAAGTGCCGCTAGCCGTGAACACTTGTGTTGATTGAAGTCCACCGCCACCGCCACCGCCGCTCTGATCAACAAAACTAAGTGTGCCACTACCGTCTGTTTGCAAGAACTGATTGGCACTGCCATCACTAGTTGGAAACTTATATGCGTTGTTGAATGTGATTGCACCACCGTCGTTACCATCAATCTTAAACTGTCCGTTAGTGCCTTGAGGATCTGCGCCT